ATACCACCCATATGTTTGGGCACGATGTGGTGTTTATCCATTACTGCTGTATCTTCCAACTGCCATCTGCCTGTCGGCAGGCCGTCCCATACGCCTGCTGGGATTGACCACCAATAATCACAGTTTGTGTGAATTCCCTACAAGGTGTACCGTTAGAGGCCACGACTGTTCGTGTCGGGGTTGTGTACCCACTGTTACCAGTATTAGGGTTATTCCAAGAACTGGACTGATTGTTAGGTGCTCTTTCAAGTGCAGTTTGAAAACTCTGACCCATCATAAGTCGGTCACGTTCATCTAACTGTTGACCAATCTGATTGCCCAACATCGCACCAAGACCGATACCGAGGACTGTCCAGATTTCTTTGTTGCTTGAATTCTGTCCGAGACCGTATGCGAGGCCACCACCTAAAAGAGCACCAGCAGCGGTGCCAGTATCCTGTTTTGAATATGTACCAGCACAGCCAGTCAAAAGGGCTGCGGACATTACGGTTGCGATTGCTAACTTCTTCATTTAAAACTCCTGTTTGTGTTTACTATATAAGGATACACTATTCTGTATCATTTGTCAAGGGTTGTCGTACTTCGGACAACTTCTTTTCTCGGGATAGATATGCTTTTCTTGGTCTCTCTTTCAATCTGTATCTATCCGCATTGCCGAGCCTGTCGGCTTCAGATTGAAAATGAGAATTCACTTTTGACATAGCCAGTATATCTACTTTTGCTCCTGATTGCATTTTATTCCTCTTTATAAAAAATATGATTGCCTATATGAGCAGTTTGTGTCATACTCTTTGTCCAGTAAGGTTCTACACTTTCGCTGTGATAGTGTGTTGCTTCATTAGTAACATCATCCTCTATCAGCGACATAACAGCATAAAAAACTGATTTCATCCAGACACGACGATTTTCTTTAGTGGACAGTTTTATTCTGTCACTCTTGCCGTCGTGGGTCCAACTGAATTGTTTTTCTTGCCAGACAACATCACAGATGCTATCAGGCCACTTAGGACTCTCTACTCTATTTAGAACTACCTGTCCCACACCGAGTTGCCCTAAATCGGGTTCACCTCTACTCTCAAAGTAGATATTCTGTGCGGCACAATAAAGTTCATCTCTATTCACATTAGCGGCATCATCGTAACCGTGTTTCGCCAATAGTGGTGATAGAACTGTCATTACAGCAAACAAAATTGATACTGATGGTTCCATTATTTCTCCAATTTGTGACTTTCGTTAGGTCGATAGTCAGTCGGTATACCTTTATCTTGTGGATCAAATGTCTGAACGCCAACGTGTTCAATACCCAAATGATGAATAAAGATAATCAACTGTCTTTCTTCTAACTCCATAGAATATAACATACGAGCCGTGATGTGTGACCAACTCTTTAGTGAGGTAAGATATCTTTCTTGATCTGCACCAAACCAATCTCGTTTAGGTCGTTTCTCTGCCATGTTCTCGGCAATCTGTCTCACTTGCCAGTCTGCCCATTTACCTTCAGGCACTATTCAATTCCTCAATAGCTTCCTCGTATGCCTCTGGCCATTTCTCTTTCAACCATTTCACATAAGAATGATAATCACCTACTATAGAACTACCTTGATAGTTCATATCCGGACCATCAGCACGTTGTTTGTACCCACGTTCAATGACCACTTCAAAATCATAACCATCATTCCATAAAGTGATTTCTTCTAGACTATCACCTTCATCGGCATTGCCTTCCATTTCATTGTGCTGAAAACTATATTCAAAATCAATATAATCACCAATAGCATCCATTACCGCTTCATGTAGTAATTCAATGTCGGGGATTTCATTTAGAGTTTCAACCATTGATAATATCCTGTGTTGTCATTTGACTTATCTGATGCATTTCCATATCTTCAATTTCTTGAAGCTTATCTCTCGCCTCAGCAATAATCTGAATCTGACCGTCTACTGATGCAATGATATCTGGATGTTCTGCAACCCCAGCAGGATGATTAAGATACACTGCCACATTAGTACGGGCAACATCTATCTCTGCCTCATATTTTCTTCGTAAAGAATTTACTATCTGTTGACTAATCATACTCTTTCTCCTATTTGAACATTGTCCATTGGGACCCATTCTACAAAATTCATTTCAACATCACGAACCTTATACTTCTGAGCTTCATCATTCTTGGCCTCAAGTATACCATCACGGGTTAACATCTTATGTTCCATTATTGGTACATCTGCCAGTGAATACAACCCACCAAGCCTCCCATACTCATCAACAGGAAACTCTTTCGTATAGGTACAATGATATGTTAAAGCTTCACTCATATATTCTCCTTAATATATTCAACTATTTCACCTATAGTTTCGATATTTTCAATCTCAACATCATTGATCCAAATATCAAACTCGTCTTCCAAACACAACACCAATTCTGCCATGTCTAGCGAATCGGCACCCAAATCGTGAATTAAATTTGATTCAAGTCTGGGTTCTACCTCCAAATCCAAAACTTTGGTAGCTACTACTTTAACTCGTTCTTGTATCATTCTAGTTCCATTAAGTACCTGTCAAATTCTTTATACAATTTAGATTCTAAACGATACGCCTCTTTCTCCCAAGGTTGGTCGTTGTAGTTCATTCGTTCTTTGAATCTTCTAGTTTTCCACTGAACACCTCCAGTAAAATAATCAAACAACTCACCTCTGGCGAATTGCTTTAAATGCACACACTCATGGGCAAGCCAAGTAAGTATTTGTGAAAAACTATGTTTAGTTGATGCGTCTAGCTCAATACAAAACTCTCTAGGCTTATTAAGCTCACCGACGATATGACAGAATCCATAAGTATCTTCTTTCTCTTTTAAGTCCTTTGTCAGTTTGATATCTAAAGATATATGTCTCGCCAGGCGGCCGCCTAATAACTTATACACATAGAAATAAGCAGCATTGGTAAGACTTTCTACCAATGCCTTATTCTGGGTTCTATAACCTTCAATGTAGAAGATCATCTTCTTCTAACTCCTTAAAGATGTACTGAATGATATTATCTGTACCATGTATAAGTTTTCGACATTCATCAATATCATCAGGACCGTGCTCAGAAATCACCACTTTTTGATCTGGAGTCTTGATCTGTAACTTCTCAATTTTCGGCATAATTATTGACATATTGGGCTCTCCTAGTTATTGCAATATATCATATATTATACCACATATGGGCAAAAAGGTCAAGAGCTGTAAGTCATTGATTTATAAAGGAAAAGGGAATTAATTTTCCCTGTAAAATCAAGTACTTATGGGATCCGGGCGGGCGGCAGACTCCCTGTAACTCATTGATTTATAAAGGAAAATTAAACCTTTATGCTGGTTCAAAATTATCAGTCCAACCATAAGCTTCTTGGACTGCGTTAGCTGTTAATCCTTTATATTTTTTGCTGAGATTCTTATCTTTAGCACAAATTATCAATTCAGCTTCATCTCTATGGAGACCTTCAAGCATCTGAATAAACAACATTTCTCTACGGGCCCTATTAATATTTGGATTGCCTATAACTGGTTCCATATTAACATTATCTCGATGCATTTTCACATAATTATGACATTTATAAATTTCTCGATATAATTTGGTATGTTCTGTACCATCAGGTGCTTCATTTGGAATAAATGGAACATCACCTTCTGGTAATAACCATTCAATATTTGGGTCTAGTGCAGCCTTCAAAAACATCTCAAAAGCTTGTGATCTGTGTTCTCGCAATACAGCAATTTTCTTTGGTTTATCCTTTGCATTATTCACCTTAGTGCAAATCTCAGCAAACGATGGTGCATATGTTGATTGTTCTGGCATTTCAAAAATCTCCTAAATTATCTAACAATTTTGTAAGTTTATTATCAACAAAATAATTAAGCAGCTGGGACCGTTCTCCCACTTTTGCTTCATTGTACTGTCTATTTATATCAGCCATAAGTTCGTCTGGAATATACCCCAAGTCAATCAAAGTTTCATTTCTATTGTAATTGCGAATCCAAGTGTCTCTCGGACATTTAGCGAGATTGTGTAGATCAATAGGATCATGTTCATTCATTGCTTCTAAAATTGTACTGACTGTTGCCTTTCTCAAAGGTTTCTGTCTTTTATCTTCCACAAAGGTATCATCATCAGACAACACATTCGGCACACCATCACTACGGTCACCTTTCAGAATATGCTCTTGCAGATATGCCTTAGGGTCTTTACCATTAACCATTTTCTTTGTAACAGGACTAAACTGATCGACATTGGGACCATGTAGCTGAATAAAGTCTTTGTCAGATGATAGTATCAGGTGTTTGCGATTAGTCTCGACATAGCGGACAAGTGTAGCGATAATATCATCAGCCTCTGCACCGTATGCCTCTACTACTTTGTATGGGAAGTGTTCTTTTAGTTCATCTCGTATTGCGTTAAGGCAACCGAAAATAACATCCCAATCATATCCAGTAGATGCTCGTTCTTTCTTTCTATTTGCTTTATAGTTAGGAAAATAATCTCGTCGCCAGTAATGTTTATTGTCACAACAGATTACCAACTCACCATATTCTTCATTAAATTTGGATCTGTAGTAACGTAGACTATTTAAAACAAGATGACGAACCAAATCTTCGCTCAGTTCTTCACCTCTATTAAGCGCAACCATTGTACTACCAATAGCTATTTGTGTATAATCAATTAATATCATAATATATTACTTTGGAGCCACCGAGAGGAATCGAACCTCCGACCTAAGGTTTACAAAACCCTTGCTCTACCGACTGAGCTACAGTGGCCTTTTGTCATACTTATAAGTATATCAAATATCTTCGTAGAAGTCAAGGGGTCTTGGCATTTTCATAAATCCGTCTTTATCATATGCCGGAGCAATAGTTTTCCACCGCATAGTATTTTCTTGATCTTTCCCATAAAACAAATCCAACCATGTTGCAGTATCAAGATATGTTGCAATAGATTTTATATATCCTTCACGATTAAATAGCTCTCGTCTTAATTCACGTTCATCCTTTCCACTCGCTTTACGAATAAGTGGTTTCAATTCTTTCACACGGTTTTTATTGTGTTTTTCCCATTCTTTAACTTTTTTTAATGACAAATAATGGTCGTCATCTAAAGCCTTTACATCTGGATGGACATTTTTATATGTAGGTGGTTTCTTGGCCGCTCGGGCCTTTGCCATTTTGTCTGTTGCTTTTTTACTCCCCATACCAACTTCCTAGACTAAAAATCCACTGGGGCTTTTAGCTGTCAT